CTCGCAAATGACTTCTCATCATTCACATGATACTGGAACGGATTGTTCATCCGCTTCCCGCACCAACCATGCGCCTGTCGAAACTGCTGACAGTACAGTGGCTGTTGCGATGAGTAGACCAGAGGAAAAATCTTATAACCTGGGAAAACTTGTCGCAGGATTGGAATCAGCGATGCTGACTCCAAGCGAGCTCTCGAGCTCCGCAGGAATTATCATTCGTTCGTTCCTTCTCGTTTTCATGGGCCGCCTTTGGGCGCGTCCCGTGGATCCGAAGAAATGGAACAGGATCTGCCGATCCTTCAAGCGTACTTTCGATATATTAAAGCGCTTTGAGAACGAAGACAACTGGGAACAGGACGTGGCGAAATATTTCGTCGGATGTTTGGTGGCAAAGGGAATGGGTAGTGCAGAAATGCCTCCCAAACCGAAGTTCGCTGCCAGCGTCCCGGATTTTCCTCCGTCATTGTTTGTGGGTTGGTCAAAACGTTTTATCTCCCGGGCCATCGCCCGTCGAGATTTATGTTTTATTTACTCCTTGGGACAGGCGAAGAGGGCGTGGCCAATTCTTTCGGCAAAACGTGCCGTTTTGGCTTTAAAGGATCATCAAGATCTTCTTTCGCTCTTGCCCCCCGAGTGGACGGATGACCATACACGGTTGAAAAAGACAATCGTAGAGGTTGCGGCAGATATCTTTCGACATCTTCCGCCCCCCACAAAGTTCATGCCTTCCGGTTCTGCGTGTGTCCAGTCCTCCCGAGGTCTCGGGGGAACGAAACAGTTATTCAGCACCTTCGTGTTTCCCACGGGGACTCGCACGTCCCCTCAGAATCTCCCGTTATCTGACGAATTTCTTCGTGGAGATCCTGTGACCACATTGACCGCCGAGCTTGTTGCTTGGCGCAATCACAACCTTTTTGGTGCGATTCATAAAGTTGGAAAGGAACTTCTCGAGCAGATGGATGACTTTTGTCTCCCTCCTGGCGAAAAGCCTATCAGCCTTGCGGATCGTCCCAGTCGTGTTACTGATTGTGTGGTCGAGTTGGTTCCTGAACCAGCTAAATTTCGTACTATTACGAAGGGGTGTGGATATTTGTACACCGCAATTCAGCCGGCCCAAGGCCAGTTGTTGTCATGCTGGAAAAATCGTCCTGAATCGACAATGTTGATTAATGATCAGTTGTTACCTCGTATTCAGACGATGTATGATGAAACTCCAGCACAATGGAAATTTGTATCTGTGGACTACAAATCTGCTACCGATACTCTTCAACGTTGGACCACTTTGGCCGCACTTGAAGGTATCGATTCGTTCAAACTCTTTAATGCAGATTTGGTTGATGTCTCTGTTTGCGAAGCTAGATTATCCTATCCTAGGGATAAGGTTGAGAGTGAAGATGGAAAGAAAGTTGGGTTGCAGTCCGCTATTGTCCAGACTTCTGGTCAGTTGATGGGTCATCCCCTTTCCTTTCCTCTTCTTTGTACGATCAATCTAGCTTGCTATCGGCATGCGGTCAAGGCGTGGTTCGAGCAGGAAGTGTTTACTTTTCGGTATTTTTCCGAACATTTCGTGGTTTGCCCCGAAACACTTTCTTATCTTCGTTCACTTCGTGATGCTATGTACCGCAATGTTTTGGTCAATGGTGACGACATGTGCTTTCGCGCACCTGAGTCTTTCCTCCCGTTCTTTTGGCGTGCTACCGGCTTGACCGGTCTTCGTCCTTCAGTGGGGAAAAATTTCGTTTCGGATTTCTCCGTTACGATTAATTCCCAACTGTACGAATTGATGGGAAATGGAAAGATGGTTCGTCGTGGCTATCTCAATTTACCGTTGGTATCCGGATGCTCTCTCAAACGTGGCGTGAGTAATGCTACTCCCGACATGATTGGGAAAGATTTGAACCGGATGTGTGCGGACTGCCCCTGGGCAGCCTGTGCCATTCCTTTGGCTTTTGCCAAGTGGAAATCAACCTGGCAGAACAATTGGTTCTGCCCGAATTGGTTTCTCCCCGTTCATCTGGGTGGATATGGCGTGGACCCTTGTTTTGGTCCCGCGACTTCCAAATTGACGATGTCACAACGATTGGTGGCGGCCAAGTTTGTCGAACCGGGCTCGGAACTGCGGCTTTTCCAATGGTTCAATCAGGTTAGCATGAAAATGAATCTTCATTTTGCTAAATTCCTGATGGTGAACTTTACTTCAAAGCCCCGTTGTCGCGCAACTACCGAGGAATTGGATCTTGAATCCCTGTCTGACGAGTGGATGGGCCGTTTGGCCTATGCATCGCGAGCTGCCTGTGATACAGGCCAGCTTGCTTGTCAGAAGATTTGCCTCGGTGCATCCACCCGGGTGGGTGCTTTCAAAAAGTTGCTTCGTAAACGGTTCGTCGTGGGTCGACTTCATCCGATGAAGGACCAGGGAATATCTGAATGGAGGGACATTGTCTCCTTCTGTCCAGCCGCTCCCGTTTGTCCTCCGTTGAATGTTTTTGCCGATCCCCGACGAAAGGGGTTCTGCCAGGTAATAGCCCAAAATCGAATCGATCGGATAGCGTGTCTTCGGGCATTGCCTTTCCGATTCGATGAGTGCTAACCAAAACGCCAAGAGACTGCACGGCGCTTCCACTTCTTCGGTCAAGTACGCTGTTCCGCGACATTGGTTGGTCTGCGTAGAGGGTCTTTCTTGACTCTGTGCCTCTCCACGTTCCCGACGGAACAAAGCGCACGAAGAAGATGTGGTTCTGGTAGGATGTACAGTCCCCGTGTTGTTTCGGGTATCCCGTACAAAACAAAAATTTTATGAAATGTCGACGAAAGTCAACAAACCAAAATCTACCAAACCAAAGCAAGCGAAATCGAAAGCGCGTGCAAATAAAATCAACAATGCCCCGTTGGCTGTCTCGTACGCCAAGGCATTCAAGTCCAAGAAACCGCGAATGGTACCGACTTCTTCGGGAGGTCTTCGCGTTGCTCACACTGAGTATGTGTTTGACATCAATGGAACGGCTTCAGGAAATTTCTTCCTCAATGTTGCCGATCCTGTTCAGCCCGGCTATGCCAATATGTTCCCCTGGTTATCCCGTATTGCAGCTCTCTATGATTCTTACGTGGTCAATTCGATCATGTTTCATTATGAGCCTCTTTGCGCTACGACGACTTCAGGTGGAATATTCATGTCTATGGATCCAGACGCTTCTGATCCAATTCCGATAGACAAAGCGGGGATGATGTCTTACTCCTATTCTGCTCATGGTCCTGCGTGGAAGCCAGTTGGATTCTCCGTGACTGCCCATAGCCTGGACGCCCTTAGTGCAAAACACTATGTGCGTACTGGTTCGGTGGCTACGGCGGTTCTTCCAACTTATGATGTTGCCTGGTTCTACTTGGCAATACAGAATACTTCTTCCACTGCGATCTTGGGAGAGTTGTACGTGACGTATGATATCACCTTGTTTGATGCCGGTCTTAACCGTAACGCAATGTCTCTGATGGATAACTCTTATGTTAACCTATCGGGAACCTTTAATCGGGCCAACTACCTCTTTGGTGTTAGTCCCAATATTATCGGTCAATTGCCTCTTGCGGTCGGTCCTGGCGCTGGTAACTTCACCAATGTTTACTTTGAATCCTCCGGTCAATTCTGGTGTGTTCTTAGTGTGGAGACGACGGGTACAGCTCCAACAGCTGTTGCTCCAAATCTTGTTACCCAAAACAATCTGACTGTAATCACGACAACTAGTCTGGCGGGTGTCCGATTTTCCCTTCCTTGCATCAATACGACCTCGAAGGCCTATATTTTTGGCTTTTATCTTCAGGCAAGTGGGACTTCAGGAATCCTTTCTATCGATCCGACGACTTTTCTCAGTGACAACACAGCGAACCTATCTTCGCTCGTGATTTCTTTATCTCCATTGTGGTGAGCTTCTTTTCAGCTCCTGCTTCCATTCATGCTTCTGTGTTGTGATCTTTTGGCTTCAAACCAATACCGATTGCGGCGGAAAGGGACGTGGAAATCAGGCGATCGTGCCCGGATCTGATTGGATAATAAGTCGGTCCCTCCTATGGGATGTCAGGCCCAATTCTGGTCTTTCTGGGATTTTCGGTTGAGGAACACAGTTGTATTCCGGCAATTTCGGTGTTCGGGGAAATGGGAAACGGCAGAAATTTTGGATATTAGGCCTTGCGCCTGTTTTCTGCGACTGTGACAGGGATTGGTTATCCCGCGCTTGGTGTTTTCTTTATCGCCAAGCATCAGCTCAGCAATGAGTTCCCAATAAACGGTTTCCAGGTCCGAGGTGGTAACGGACATCTTCGGGAATTTACTCCCGACTGGATTTTGTACCGCTCCCGCAATGTTTGCGGCCACTCGATCGTTTCGATCAGTGCATTCCTTCGATCCTTTTCTTTTCTTTCTATTGGATCGCTATTCTCTTTCGATTACAAGAATAGGACTTTGCAAGTCAAGGTGGGTG